GGAACATAAAGAAACTTTGGCCGCTGGTGAAAAAGTATAAGATTAATACATCTTATTGTTGGTATGAAACTCATGAAGGGACTAAGGTTGTTAAGATGTATTTTATTAACTATGTTCCCTTCACATTTGATGAAGTAGTGTCTGTTGCTTCCGAAGATCCAGAGGTTATCAAAGAAGCAAATGGAAATAGGATGTATACCGATGATGAGTTATACAAATTCCATTCATACTTAACAGAGGAGGAGTGTTCTCCTCTCTTATTTGATATGGATGATCAATTAGAAAATCCTCAAGACTTACCGATAGATTAATTATGATGTTACAACAACCACCTAGACCACTTCCACCGAATCAACATGGTGGGTTTATTAAACAACCTTCCTTTCATACTTCGGTAGATACTCAGGAGTATCTTAGAGAATGTGCTGAGGTGATTACCAATCATCAGATTGATATTGATGAAGAGAAGATTCTAGATCTTCTTCAGATTAAATATAGATGGCCTGAACCAGCACTTGAAGTTATTAATCATTGTGGTATGGTATCAAATGCCTTCTTTGATGTTAAAGGTTATTTGTTTTATGAGAAGTGGAAGAAACTTTACGATTTGGGATTCACAAGTTTATTAAGTAATGTGCTTGACTTAACAAGTCAACTGAGAGAATTGAATGAAAAACTTTTAGTCATAAAGGGATCAGATACTAATGCTAATTTCTATCTAAGCAAAGGTACGGATACCAGAAGACCTAGTTTTGATCCACATAATCATGATTATAATGTTATAGTCAAACCAATTTATGGTAAGGCTGCATGGAGGGTGAATGGTCAAGTGCAAGAGTCTGATCTCAATTCTGTAATTGTTATCCCAGCCTTTGCAGAACATAGTGTAACAGAAAATCCAGAACCCAGATTATCATTAACTATTAATTTGACTGGATGAATTAGAAGGAGAATTGAAAATGACTGAGATGAGTGACAATTGGAAGGTGATGAGTGATCTAGATGTTGCATTTTCTGAGATTACTACATTTAATTTTATGCTGGAACAACTACAGGAGGCAGTAGACAATGGTAGGACTAAGGAAATTGTAGATCTTACTCATGCACTTAATGCTTTCATGCCTGTTTATACTGATAATTGGGACAGGAAATTTAGAGACGCATGGGATCATGTAGTAAAATGACTGGATGAATTACAAGGACAAGACAATGTTAGCAGCAAGATGTAGAGTGTGTGGTAAAGAGATCTTGGCTAGTAAGAAAGCTCAAGGGTGTGGTTGCTCAAATCAGATGATCGTGAAGGAAGATACAGTGACAGCAACCAATTTAGATGACGTAATATTAATTGATTCTAAAGATAGTCTTAAAAGTGTTGACTTTCTGACATCTGATGACCTAAATTATCAAGAGAAGCGCCGCAAGCGCAAAATCCGTAAACTTACCTTCGAGGAACGATGATTAATTTAGACGAAAGATACCACGACTATCTCAGTGGACAGAAAACTCTCCGTATAGATGGATCACAAGAAAAGCTTACGGGATATGGATATCATTGTGATGGAAATGACATAACTGGTTACTATGTGACTACAAAAACCCATAGACTGTTGTATAATTTACAAGAACAGTTCATTAAAATGGAACCGATCAGACAAGTTGCAAAAGTCTGATATATATACTAGAGATTTGGAGTATTAAATTTTTCACCATGTTTGTATTACCTGAAGCACAATTATTTGGTTTTGAGAAAAAGAAGTTAGTCAAGACCCCAGTTAAAGAATTCTTTGAAGGAAAGGATTGTTTACTATTTCTGATACCAGGCGCCTTTACCGCTAATGATACTAAAATGGTAAAGGAATATGAGAAAGCTTATGATGATATTTGTGATGAGTTTGGTATCAATGATATCTTCTTTCTTGCCATGAATGATCCATTTGTTATGGATGCATGGTGGAAGTCGATGAAAATTAAGAAGTGTAAGTATCTACCTGATGGCAATGGTGCATTGTCTTTAAGAATTAATGAGAATGATGGACTTTCTGAGGGCGATTGTTGTTGCACTCAGTTCAATACTGGAATGTATAAGAGGAACTGGAGATCGGTTGTTCTAGTACAAGACTGTATGTGTATTTGGAATACCGCAGAACAGGCTCCCAATGAAGGTAAGGATGAGTGTGTGTTGCAACCATATGTGCAAACAAACCCTACCAATGTTATTAAAGCCTTAAGGAACAGAAATCAGGCATCACATATTGCAGCCGAAAATACGAAGGGATTGGCTTCATTACTTGATACCTCACCTATCATGGGTGGTGGATCTCCTCATTAAATAAATGGAAAAAATTACATTAGAATACTTAGAATCTCATTTTGATGAGATTCTAGGACAGGCTGAGGGTGGGAAATCATTTCTCATTCTTACGCCTGATGGTAAGGACATTGCATTGGTTCCAGATAAGGATAAGATACAGTCATCTCTAGATGTGAAGATGGCAACTTCAATAGAGAATGATGAATGGTTGGAGAGTATGACCCAGTATGATCTATAATTGACAAACTAACAACACAGAAGTATAATAATCGAGTACCCACAAAGAACGATGTCAAGGTCACATTTTTCGCATAAGTTCAGGACCAGTTTGAGTATTTTTCAAGAGGCAGTTAATCGGAACATCGATTTGGATCACCAGAATCAAAAGTTATATAAGAAAGTATTGAAGTTTTACAGAAACAGTGGAGTACAGTTTTATAATGATCCATATGACGACTATGAGTTAATTTTGGATCTACTTTCTGAGGATTTAATTAAATGAAATACATTCCCATAGTGACGCAAGGACCTTATAGGTTTGTCCATACTAATCTATTCTTGTCTAATGGTAAAATGGATTTTAGGATACAGAAATATGATGAATATACTAAAAGGTATAAGGACATGTATCTTTTAGATAATCAAATGCAAATGGATACTTGTATTGAAGATCCAGAATATACTAAATGGTTAGACCCCGCAGGAGTACCTGCATATAGAAAATATTAATTATGGCTGAAGGAAAACATCCCATGCATGATAACCCAATTCATTTTGAGGAAGAGTATCATGATTTTATTGGTTTATATGAGGAAGCAGTAGATCCAAATCTGTGCGATTGGTTATGCGAGTACATAGACAAGGCTGAGTTTGTTATACCTAGAGAGATGGTATATGTTGAGGACAGACAGATTTGTTTAGACACATATTCACCACAAGAAGCGAAACAACTTATGCAGTTTGTTAATAACTGCTTGGGTGCATATGTAAAACACTATCCATACTTGACGAACTTTAATTATATTAGTTCTTTATGTCTGATGCAGAAGACAGAACCAATGAAGGGGTATCATATATTTCATGGAGAGAATCTTGATTGGAATATGCAACACAGGACTATGGCATGGATAGTATATTTGAATACTCTTGAGAAGGATGATGGAGGAGAGACTGAGTGGTTGTATCAACAGAAGAAGATTAGTCCTAAGAGAGGAACAGTTTGTATATGGCCTGGTGGTTACAGTCATCTTCATAGAGGTAATCCACCAATGAAGAGTAAGTATGTTGTTACAGGTTGGTATCAAGGATCATCAGGTCTTGCACAAGTACATACTGCGGGATTGAATGACCCTAATTCTCCTAACTATCAAGGTCCAGAATGACACGAATTCTAGTTACAGGACATAAAGGATTCATTGGAAGACATGTCTTTCAGGATCTAATATACGAACAAGGTTATGGTGGATTAGTTGATGGATTAGATTTCCCAGATGACATTGCAGATTTTGTGGGTCCTTCTGGGATGTTTGCTAAACATTATGATTATGTTATACACCTTGCAGCATTCGCTGCACTAAGAGACAGTGTAGATAATCCAGAGAAATTCTGGGAGAATAATGTAGAGAAGTCGAAACCTATATTTGATTACTGTAGAGATAATAATGTTAGGTTATTGTATGCAAGTTCTGCTGGAGCACATGAGTGGTGGCGGAATCCTTATGCAATGACTAAGAAAGCAAACGAACTCATGGCACCACCTAACAGTGTGGGCATGAGATTTTTTAATGTCTGGTCAGAGAAAGGTAGTAGAGAAGATATGTTATACAGAATGTTACAAGAAAATAGGGCAAAGTATCTTACTAATCATAGTAGAGATTGGATTCATGTTAATGATGTAGTGAGAGCGATTGCATATTTGATGCCCAGTGAATACGTTGGTCCTATTGATATTGGTACAGGAAAGACTGTATCTGTATATGATCTTGCGAAGTCAATGTGTATGGCTCACCTTCCCATTGAAGAAGATACTCCTAATGAACCTGACGTATTGTGTGCAGACACTCAAGAACTACTTAATTTGGGATGGTTTCCAACCGTACAATTACTTGCAAAAACCCCAGTAACCTGTTAGAATAAATAAGTTGCGGTTTAATTAAACAATTATATGGCCGATAATAAAAAGGCATTAGTATTAGGAGCAGGTGGTTTCATCGGTTCGCATATGTGTAAGAGACTCAAATCCGAAGGGTATTGGGTTCGTGGAATTGACATTAAGTACCCAGAGTTTTCAGACAGTGCTGCTGACGAATTTGTACAAGGTGATTTGCGTGACGCAAACTTTGTAAATGAATGTGTAGCATTTAAAGAAGGTGGATTTGGATATGAGAGTCCAGAACCAGTGTGGGTAGAACCATTCGATGAGATCTATCAGTTCGCTGCTGATATGGGTGGTGCAGGTTACATCTTTACTGATGAACACTCTGCTGACATCATGCACAACTCGGCTAGTATCAATCTTAATGTACTTGATGCTCAAGTTAAGTTGAACAGAAATCTTGGTGAGAATAAGACCAAGATCTTCTACAGTTCTTCTGCTTGCATGTATCCAGAACATAACCAACTTGATCCTGATAACCCTGACTGTCGTGAAAATTCTGCATACCCAGCTGCACCAGATTCCGAGTATGGGTGGGAGAAACTCTTCTCCGAGAGATTATACTTGGCTTACAATCGTAATCATGATATCCCTGTGCGTGTTGCCAGGTATCATAATATCTTCGGACCCGAAGGAACCTGGCAAGGAGGAAAAGAAAAAGCTCCAGCAGCTATCTCAAGAAAGGTTGCGTTACTCCCAGCAGTGGGAGGAACGATTGAAGTGTGGGGCGACGGGTTGCAGACAAGATCCTTCCTCTACATCGATGAGTGTATCGAAGCAACCCGACGACTTATGGAATCAGACTTCCAAGGACCCGTCAATATCGGTTCCGAAGAGATGGTTACCATTAATCAATTAGTGGAAACTGCTGCCAAGGTTGCAGGTAAGGTGGTAAGGAAATCTTATACTCTTAATGCACCAACAGGAGTACGTGGTAGGAACTCAAACAATGATCTCATTCGTGAGAAACTTGGTTGGGATTATTTCCAAACTCTTGAAGAAGGTATTCGTAAGACTTACGATTGGATCTCTGAACAAATTAATTCCCGCCAACATGGTGTGGTTGATCTTTCATCAAAGGAAACTGTAACATGCGAAAGGTAACTAAGAAGACTATCAAGATTGATAAGGATGCGGTGAGGAACTTAGTTGTTTCTCACCGTCAAGATGTCTCACTCAATGCTAATTACTGGCTTAGTGCTGGTCAGAGTGAGTACCGTTTGTACGCATGGTTATCAACACAGTTTGATAATTCAGTAATTCTTGACGTAGGCACACGTACTGGTGGGTCTGCATTAGCTCTATCATATAATGAAAATAACAAAGTTGTCAGTTACGATCTTCAAGAACAAGGTGCATCGAAAATTAAAAGAGATAACATCGAGTTCAAGATTAAAGACTTCAGGGAAGACGATAGCATCAATTGGGATCATGTCTCTATCATTATGCTTGATGTTGATCCCCACGATGGTATCCAAGAAGAAGAAATGATGGAATTCCTTGAAGGAAAGGAATGGAAAGGATTAATGTTGTTTGATGATATCGGTCCCCAATGGCCAGAGGTTGAAGATCTATGGAATAGGATTACATATCCTAAGTTAGATGTAACTGAGGTAGGCCACATGAGTGGTACTGGACTGATAAACTTTGATGAGAAACATGATGTTAGTTGGGCATAAGAGATGAGAATTACTGTACTTGGATCTAGTGGTCAGATAGGAGCATATCTAACACAATATCTTCGTGATAAGGGACATAGTGTTACAGAGTTTGATGTTGCTAATGCACCACATCAGGATCTAACGGCTATCCCTAATATTAATCTACAGGATGCACTTGAGAAAGCTCAGTTTGT